ATGGCTGCCTTAAAGTGGTCTGATATTGACTTTAATAACCAGACCTTACGAGTAGTCAGAACCTATTACAATCCGACTAGTAATAAATTAAAATACCAAGTGCTTACGCCAAAAACAGAAACATCAATCAGAGCCATAAGTATAGATACGACTGTAATTAATCTGTTACAACTTCACCAGGGACAACAAAACATCATCATTAATGAGAATAGGCCGTTTTATCACGATGATAATTTTATTTTTGCGACTAATGAAGGTTATCCAAAAACATTAAAAACTATCTCTAATAGGTTGCAACGTTTGCTTAAGTGTTTATGGCATACTAAAAATGCGTAAGAGCCATTTTTTACTTGCCAAATACAGCTTAAGAAAACTAAGATTAAAAAACATATAACACCACATTCGTTTAGGCATACTCACACCTCTTTACTGATTGAAGCTAACGTTACACATAAAAGAGATACAAGAACGGCTAGGACATGCTGATATTAACACTACAATGGACATATACGCTCATATGACAAAGAACATTAAAAGAGAGGCCTCCAATAAGTTTAGTAACTTAATGAAAGACCTCTCTAATAATATTATTAAGTGAAACATGAACAAAAGCATGAACATGAACAAGAATGAATGCTTATAAACGTTTCTCCATCAACGTTTATAAGTGTTTTCTACATCATGCCGCCCATAATTAAACCGTTTCATACCTATTCCGTAACCTTCATTTTACTCCGAAAATAATATTATATTTTTCTATTTAATCTATCAATCTATTCATCTTAAATAAGCAACTTTCAATCTATCGGTGAGATTTTTGTGAGAAATTAAATTCTCACAAACAAAAAGACCTGACGTTTCCGCGCCGGGTCTTTTTTGGGAGATGTATTTTTATAAAATACATGTAACCTTACAATACCATATATTTGTTTGTTTTAGATATTTTTCACAAATTAGACAAAAAACTTTTTGAATTATACTTGCAATATTGTAAGTATCGTTATATAATAGAATTAACAAATCAAGGGGAGGAAATAAAAATGAAAAAATCAGTTATCATGTCAAACGCTTGGAAGATTGCTCGCAAAGGTCAAAATCAATTTGGTGGTAAAGTTACAGATTATTTATCAGAAGCATTAAAACAAGCTTGGGAAATCGCTAGAAGTTTTCAACCTAAACAATTTGACAATAGTAAAAAGCTAAACGGCATGATGACTGGTAAGCAAGATTGGTTCATCACTAAATTAATGAAAGAACTAGATCAGCAAGGTATTGATGTAATCGATCAAGTACCTGGTGTTATCGAATATTTAAATCAAGGTACTTACGGAACATCAAAACAAGAAGCTTCTGAATTAATTGGCGAACTATTAAATATGAAAAAGGCGGTTGCTTAATATGATCAAAGAAAACATCGAATCATTACTTAAATCAAGTTTAACATCTTATCGTATTAGTCAGATGACTGGTATTTCAGAAAGCCAGCTATCACGTATTAAAGCAGGGAAGATTTCAATTGGCCAGATAACTTTAGATAACGCTCTTAAACTAAATCAATTTTGGGAGGACTTTAAAATGGAAATAGTTAATAATGAAGTGATTGAAACGTTTGAGGTAAATACAGATAATATTGTTGTAGATGGTAAGCATGAATACGTATTAAATAAAATTACGTTTGGTGATGGTACAGTTAAGTATGAAGCTAATTTAGAAGTGGATGGATTAGGTGATGTGTACGAAGCTAAACAGTTTGATGCGGAAGAAGATGCTAGAAATTATATTAAAGAGGAAGTATAATGAAGTTTTCCTACGATTATGATCGGTTGTTGAATGAACTGTACAACGATTTAGAAGAAGGTTTAATTGATAGAACAGATACAATTAAGGTGGTTCGTGGTGATAAATATTCAAACGAATACTATCCAATTATTGATTACTACTACGATGACGATGAGCCAGAAGAACATTATGTATACTTAACTGTAGAACGCGTTATCTCGGAAATGGAGCAATATAATACTATTTTATAGCCCCCACTAAGTGAGGGCTTTTTTTATTAATCTAACAACTTACCAAATGTAACTGGTCCCGGTCTACCATCAACAGCAATACCTACATCATTTTGAAAGTCTTCTACTGTTTCTTCTGTTTCATTCCCGAAAATACCATCTACACCTAGATCGTAACCTTCACAACGTAGCAAAGCCTGTAAAACCCAAGTAAGGTTTCCTTCTGCTCCTTTTTTAACAACAACACTTTCCGCTTTAGTTTTAGGACCCCACACACCATCTACTTTTAAACCTGCATTAAACTGTTTATTTAGTTCTGTCTGGTAAGCCTTAACTAGCGCTTTGCGAGTATTAGGACCCGGAATATTGTCTACAGATAAGTGATAACCATACCGATCATTTAGCTTGCTTTGAATATAAGCAATCTTACCTTCTGCAACGTGGCGTTCTTTTTCATCACTGTTTAGATTAGGTTTTTTACCAGCTCGAAGTTGTGATAGGGATAGTCCACCTGTCATTTGTAAATGTGGGTAGTCTTTAAAACTAGACCAATCTCCGCCCCATTCAAATCCTAGTGATTTACCAATAGCTGCAACACGTCTCCAATCTTTATTTACATTCCAGAGCGCTTTATTACCATCGTCAGATACAAGGAAGTAGTCTACAGCTAGTCCAAAGTTATGATACGATTGACCACCACGAGCATTAGTGACGACACTACCTCCTGCTGTACGACCTTTAGCGTACAGTGTATTTTGTTCTGCATAGCTACGAAAACCATCTGAAATTTGAACAAGGATACCTTCTTTGTATGCACGTTTAATCAATTCTAACGTTGCTTCTTTAACGACGGAATGAACCGCTCCCATATTTCTTTCAGAACGGTCTAACAATGTTTTTAATGATACTGTCATTATAAATACACTCCTCTAATTTTAATTAAAATAAAAAGGACACCACTTGTTAAGCAGCATCCTTTGTTTTTCCTTGTCTTTTATTAACCGCTAACTCAAACAATCCAGTTCCAGCTAACCCTGCAAACCCACCTGCCCATAGTCGCATGATTAATTCTAAATCTGTAAATGGATAAGCAGCTGCACCTACAGCAAGTCCAACAACTAAACTGATCATAGGCACAATGTTCTTTGGAATATTTACGGTTCGTTTAACTAATTCAACTAAAGCTGTAACAATCGGCAATAGTACTGTTGCAAAGATTAATACTTGTTCCATACGTTCTCACCTCCTTTCAAATATATTTGTGATTCTCTCACTTGTTTCTTAACTTCTTCGACTTCTTCTCGAACTAATCCAACCTCTTCACGTAAGCCATTATATTGTTTAATCATTGATCGTGTTTCTTTCATCTCAGATCTTAAATCTTTAAAATCTCCTTGTATAGCGTTGATCTGTTCAAAGAGATCCTTATTCGTGTACCACTGCTCATTCGACACGCTCGACCCCTAACGGCATAATAAAAAGCACCTCAAACGAGATGCTTTAGAATAAAAATCATTTTATTGTCCTTTTTTCAAAATTTCACAACTTCGCAGTAGGTTCCTAATCATTTATAATAGATATCACCCACATACAATCGTGATTATATGATATAATCCCTATATAATATAACAATTTTGAGGTGTATTCTTTTGCAAGTAAAAATTAAATTTTCAAGAGATATTATATTTTTTTTATCTTTACTTATAATAGCTGCGTTCATCGCATCATACCCACAAGTTCAAGCTTTATGGCAAGGAAAAGTTCTAACCGCAGAGGAAGATCCTGGCTTCCGTTTAATTCGAGAAGCTATGCTAATAGTTATAATTTTTTACACGTTTTTTTGGTCAAAACAATTACCAAAACCTAATTATGGACAGTTAACAATTCTATCGTTTGTTTCTCTTTATCTATTTATTGAAATTATAGCAATGCTCTATAAAGGTTATCCTGTAACAGTACCTTTATCAGGGTTGCGCGTTTTTCAGTACGTTCCAATACTTTACGTTGCATACATAATAGGTAAAGAAAACGAGATTGAATACTACGAAAAATTCGTTAAGTTTCTTAAGTTATTTATTTTCGCACAAATTGTTCTAGGAATCTATCAAGTATACAACGCTCCTCCTATATATGGTACAACATTTTTAGGAGCAAGACCTTTCGGGACTTTTTCAAGCCCTAACATTTACGGTCTTGCGCTCACTTCATGCGCTCTAATAATTTCTTTTTCTAAAATTAAAAAGAATCAAAAGTGGGCTTTTTTTGCTATTTTTGGTGCGTTTTTATCTGGTTCAAGAGCTGCCTTTATAGCCGCGGCAATGATTTTGTTATATAAACTTTGGGTGAAGTTTGAAAACAAAGTTAAATTAATGATTCTAACATTTGCTCCTATAGTCGGAATAGGACTTTATTTCACCGTTCGTTCTAAAGCGATTAGTGGTCGAACTATCGAAGGTGAACCTAGACTTCAAGTATGGGACAAAGTTTTAGATAACGTTAATTCCTTTACAGATTTCCTATTCGGTTGGGGTATGGGACTAGGTTCTAATACCGTCAATACTTTGTTTGGATACGCTCATTTTAAAGGACAATTTGTTTCAGATAGTACCTTTGTTTTTATTTTTAGCAGTTTTGGAATAATTGGTGTATTTCTATATATTATTAGTTTAGTTGCAACCCTAGCTTATAGCAAAAATAAATTCACCTTGCTTTTCGTTACGTTTGTTGTATTTTACAGCAACATCTTTATTATTTGGGAAACTTTTCCAGCTAACGTTTTATTAATGTTTTTGTGGGGTTGGATACTAGGTCAAGCAAATATTAATAAAAATATAATGACTATCCGCCCGTAAAACGGGCGGTTTTAATTTCGCCCTATAAGTGATTTCTTGTCCGTGATCTCAACTCCCTCATTGTAATAATTGAACAACTGCATAAATGACTGTTATCAACAATCCTCCTGCTCCTGTTATATTTAAAATTACTTTCCACATGTTTGAAAGCTTCATCTTATTTGTTTTTAAATGATGATCAATAAGCGTGTTTAATAGTTCTTTCTGCTCATCACCTCGCTTGTCTACAGTCTGTTTAACATCTCTCATTTCGTGCGACATGGCTGAGAACGTAGTTTCAAGCGTGGTTATTCTCCTTTCGTGATCCTGCCAAATTGGCATGTTTTCCAGCTCCTCTGTTTCTGGCATACTTGCTCCCCCTAGTAACAATGACTTAATTCATTAAAAAACGACAGGTATCTAGCTTAACCTGTCGAATTAATATAGTACTGCACTATCCCTAGTTAGTGCAGGAGAGCCTGTCGCAAGCAGGCTCGTTTTTCTGTATAAAAAAAGAGCGCTAATTATTGCGCTCTCCTTTTATTACTTTTACCACACACGATACACTGATCAGTATAAAAATCATATCTTTGTTTTTGCAATATCATACCCTTTTCTATTAGATGGGAATGAATTACCGTTAGATGATATTTTCTAATCTCGATCAAAAAAACAAAATAATAAACTAAATTTTCGATATTTCAGATCTCCCAAAATAACATGATCCAGAATCTAAATATACTCTTGAAATAATCCTTATTCGAACCGTTTCTTCTGGTATCTGAAAAAATGGTGTTTTTAAAACAAATGTGTCTTTCGGAGTATAGTTTAACGGAGTTAAGCCATCGCTATGATACAAACCATTTAAAACGCGTATATCAACATCGTTAGAATCATAACAAACAACTTGTATATCTATTTTTGTTGTGACAACTGCATTTTCATCAATTTTAAACTCTGATTGACCGTAGATCGTTTCTCCGACAGAAAAACCAGATGTGACATCAGAATAGAATTGAGCGCTACCAGCGACTGTTACCTCAACTTTTTGCCATTCTCCCTGCGGAAAATCATCTCTAGAAACTTTTGAAGCAGTAATTTCTGCGCCACCAAAACCTACTAACCACCAATTATCCGCAACTTCTCCAGTAGTAGTATTCCCTAAGTTTCCACTTGTACCAGAAATACTTCCGTTTGATAATAAATTGTATGGATCATCATTACTGTATGACATAGAAGGAATTTTAGGTATATGTTTATCTAATTCTTCAACAGACAATTCAGCCATTCTTACAGCTCCATAAGCTGATGGATGGATGCCGTCTTCGGTAGAATTAGCTATAGGATTTGTTGATGTAGGATCAACATAAGCAGATCCCATATCTAATAATATCAATCCGGGATTGTTTTTCGCGTATTCTTTGATTCTTCTGTTAACTGAATAGAACACCTGTTTTTCCTCGATTGTATCGAATGTTGTAGACGGCGGTATCGTTGAAGCAATAACTTTAATATTATTTTCAGAAAGCGTTTCATATATATCTACCAAGTCGTTATATATATCATCGGCTGATCTACCTTGACCAATATCGTTTGTTCCGCCAAGAACAAAGCACCAAGAAGGATTATAACTAATAACATCATCTTCTAATCGAAGCAAAAATTCATCTGTCCGCTGACCACTTACACCTGCGTTATTCAGAATAGTAAACGCTTGACCCATTAAAGCATTAATCCAAATAAAATACCCTCTGTCGCTATAATAATCTGAAACATAATTTTGGTTAGTTATAGAATCACCTAAGAGAACGATTGTGTTTGATGGTGAAGAGTACGATCTTTGGTTCGGCGGAATTTGTTCTAAATTAAAACTGTTTTCATTCAAAGCCCCTACCAAAGTAGACTTTTCTTCTGTTGATAAAGTGCTTAAATCACCAATCTTGCCATCCACTTGATCTGATAAATTACTAATATTATTTGACATCGACAATAACCTAGCAGCCAGATCAGCGAAACTACCTCTAGCATCAGTTATCTCTATTTCTAAATCAGTAAGCGTAGGAGCATAATCTTGCTCTAGTTGATTTAATTTACTTTCGATCTCAGTTGCTAATAAACCTTCATCAAATTTACCATCGACAATATCTTGAGCCACTTGTCTTGCCCAATCAGCTACATCTGCAGTAGCTTCCATGCTTGATGCGATTGCTTCTCTTACTTGACTACCATAAATTGCGTTTCTGACATCGTGTGCTAATTCTTCAATATTTGTTGGTACGGCCATTAATCATCACTCCTAGATTGTAATAGTTTTTCAGTTTTGATTCTGATTTTTTCTGCTTGTTCCGCTAATTGTCTGGCTCTACTTTTAACTTCCTTCAAGTGCGCTCACCCTTTGCTCTAATTGATCTAAGTCTATTGATTGTGTCACAGTAATTAAATCTGATTTCGCTTTTAAAGCATCGAGATCGATTGATTGTGTGACTGTAATTAAAGCTAAGGTATCTCGTAAATCATCTAAATCAACACTGTTTAATACGCTGATTAGGTTTAACTTCGCTTTATCTGTTGTGGACATTAAACCCGATTCGGTTTCTGTTGCGTTTGAATAATTTTCTAATCCATCTAACTTTGTTTTATCTTCACTAGACATTAACCCATCTTCTGTTTGTGTTGCTAAGTTAATACCTTCTACCGTCGTTGTTAAGTTTTCTACCGCTTGATTAAGGCTATCCACAGCATCAGTTAATGCAGGTAAATCTGCTTCGTCTACAGTTCCTTTCACGTCGTTTACTTCTTGCGTAACATTGTTGACTTCTTGAGTTACCTGATTTACTGAATTTTGTAAATTGTTTAATGTTTCTGATTGGCTGGTTACTTCTAGTTCGAGATTTTCTACACGTTTGGTCTGGCGGTTCGCTTGCACTTGGTACTGTGTCAGTGTTAACTGCTTTTCACCAAATGTGAGACTATCACTTTGTGGATTGTTACTTGCGATCTTTTTTTCAATGATTTGCAACCTTTCATCTATACCAAAAAAAGGTTGTTCTATCGGATGATAGTTTCCTAACTCAAATTCTTCAAAGTTAGGGTCGATCATGTCTAAATTGATAGCTTGTATATCATAAGAAACTCTAGCAGCCTTCTGTGATGCAATAAACTGCTGTCCTCTTAATAATAAAATGTCCGGTGTCGTTACATCGTCATATATGACCTCGCCGGTGATAATTCCAAATTCTTCTTGCAATTCTGGTATATCAATGTAATCAATTCCGCTATTAACTGATTCAATCGTTAATCTTGGTTGACTGACAGAACCTGTTCCTCCTTCTGTCGCTTCTAAACGTTTTCCCAATGGTATAACCCTTGTAATGATTTGCGTCGGGTCTATATCCCTGCGCATGTCTTTTAGGTTACTTCTTAAACGTATAGGTGTATTTTTCTGATCTCCTACTTCAGCCAGGTAATCTATATAGTTTCCGTCTGCTTCTTCTCTCAGCATCAGATAACCACCTAAACTATCAATTAGGTTTTCTTTTAATTCGTTCATTGTTTTACTATAACCGACATATCGGTAAACGTTGTTTGTGCTGTTCGTAACGGTCACATTACCTACTTTAAATTGCTTATAAGGTTCAACTTGTTCATTGTGTTTATTGATTAATTGTGCAAAAAATCCAGCAACAGTAGTATCTTGCACCACGTTATATCTCTGGTTACTATCATTAAGGTAAGCTAACTTTGATTCGCAAGCATATTTTACATAATGCATACCATTACTGTTCATTTCCTCTGTCTTCTTGAGTATACGTCCGTCAAATTCTCTCTTGCCTGTTCGGATATTAACTACTTTTATCAGCGTTTTTAGTGGCTTGATAATACCCCAAGCAGGACTTTGCATATTAATGGTTAAATCCATGTTAGAGACGCTTCGAAGGAGCTGATTAATATTAAATACACATTTTATGTCATCAACATAAGGAGAATGAATTAATGTGCCTTCTGTGTCTTCTATTCCATTGTAAATCGTGACAGTGTACATTAAATCAGCTCCTTATAAAATTGAAAATCGATATGACCATTACCGGTAATCGTCATAGTGTTTTCTCCTGTATCAAATCTAAATAGTGGTGATTTCGTTTCTCCAGCACTAACATTATAGGTTTGAGTGCCTTTATAAATCGTAAAGCTAGCATCAGCAATGATTGTAGGTACAATGCTCGTTGCTCCTACGTTGTAAAGAGTGACTTCTTTGGATACCTCTACATCAAATGCGGTGATCTGCGCTACATCCAATTCAAAGTTAAAAGTGTCCCATATGTCGTTACCTTCCAATAGATTGCTAACCTTAAACGGATAAGCTTCAAATTCAATTTTAACTAACAAACCGCCAATTCTATCGCTTGTATCGACAGATGTACATTTAGCGATATAATCATAACCATTTGAATGATCGTCACGTAGTGGAGCGAAACCATCTTTCATCAGCCAATTTTCAATAGCTGTTTGAAATGTCTTGCGGTGGTCATAATCACGATTAAGCACTATAAATGTGTAACTCAAAGATCTATTTTCATAAACCCTCTCACCCAATATAGTAGAGAAATCGTAAGAGCCTTGCATAAATGGAATAGATTCGTTTACAACTTTCTCCGGTGGTGTCGGCGCTTCTCTACTTTCAAGCCACATGTTGTATTCTTTTGTATGTTTACCGTTGCGAGAAAACCCCTCGACAATAAAACCAATTTCTTTTAATCCGTTTGTTAAATCTGTCAAGAGACCACCCACCTTTCAGACAAAGCAGCATGCTCTCCATTCGCTTGGTCATATTTTCCTCTGGTTGCGCCGACCAATTCACCAGTATCAAGGACAATTGATTGGTTTTTATCTACGATCTTTTGCAATAGCGATTCAATCCGGTTGTTCCCAATATTCACTTCACCATTAACATCACTATTTACCTGCGCAGAAGCGTTTCGATTAATTCTATTTACTTGTCCTGCTATATCCATGTTTGCGCTTGGCATTTCATTGTTGATCGCATTTGAAAGGTTTGACATTGATCTAACAGCGACCTTTTTACCTTTATCAATTGATTTTGCGATTGATTGAGGTATTTGAATTTTCATGATGTCGCGCAATGCACCTTCTTTGGCTGGCGAGAATGGTAAGAAGTTACGTATTTTTTGCGTAACATCACTAATTGCACTAGTAACTTTTCCTGCAGCTTTTTTGATTCCTTTGGCAATGGAACCAACTATATTTTTACCAGCTTGCAAGAAGTCGCCTCCTAATCCAGTTATGAAGTCTAAAGCATCTCCAAACAACCCGGTAATTGTATCTAATATAGCCTTAGCTGAATCTTTAGCCGCATCTAAAGCCCCTTCCCAATCACCAGTAAAAACAGATGCCCAAAAGTCTATAATAGACAAGAACCAATCAACAAAACCCTGCACAAGTGTTTTAATAACATTCCAAGCGCTACTTACAACAGTCTTAATAATGTTAAAAGCGCTTTTGAAAATAGCTTGTATGATCGGCCAAACTACTTGGATGATATTCTTGATTAAATTCATGTGCGTTTTAATAACCGTAAAGATAGCTTTAAATATATTACTTGATGCTTTTCTTATTTTTTGACCATTTTCATTCCAAAAACTAGTTAATGTCGACCATATCTGTTTAACGAAATTCCAAATGGATTGAACAATAGTTGAAATAGTTGTCCAAATAGCGTTCCATATGGTCATCGCAGTTGTTAATATCATTTGACTATTTTGCTGCCACCACGTAACCAAAGCGCCCCAAACGGTTTTAATAAAGTTAACTACCACTTGAACGATCGGCATTACAAAATCTCTTATTTGCGTAAAAGCTAGATTGATAGCATTCCTAAAGGTTTCAGAACGTTGGTAAAGCGTGTATAGAATTACCGCTAAACCTGCTAATATACCGATTACTAAAGCTACAGGATTAGCCATCATTGTTGCGTTTAATGCGGTCATAGCAATTCTCAAACTTACTATTGCTGTTCTTACGCTAGTTGTAATACTTACGATTGTATTAAATGTTACAAAAGCCACAACAACGCTAGTAACAATTGGAATAATTGGTTTAATAAAATTATATAGATTAACAAAAAACGTTATTATCTTAGGTAAAGCGTTAGCCGCGCTATCTAACATATTGAAAAAGGAATCCCCAATATTGTTTATGATGTTTTCGATACTTCCTAATTGTGTACCAGCCAAAAATTCGTCAATAGAATCAATAATATTAGTAACACCACGAACGATGGCAGTACCCATGTTTGTCCATGCAGTTCTAATACCGCCACTAGCTGTTCTTGCTCTGTCCGCGAAACCACCCGTCGCGTTATTTAACTCGATTATTTTTTTGTTGAATTCATCAAACGTGACTTCTCCATCTTTCAATGCATTATATAAATCATTTTGCGCTGACGAACCAGTGTAACCAAATGCTTTGGCTGTGTCATTTAAAGCGACACCCATCGTTTCTTGCAAGGAACGCCAACCTTCTAAATCAACTTCCCCTCTAGAAAGCATTTGAACGTATTGCTCTAAACCTCTGGTTGCGTCCTCAGAATTAGATCCCGAAGCAATAAAAGCGTTATTTAAAGCTAATGTTGTATCTGTCGCACCTTCTAAATTACCGGTTAATACCGCAATTCTTTGCGCTGTTCCTGCGACATCATCTAGCTTAGTAGGTAAACCTTGTATACCGTCAGATAACTTATTTATCGCATCTTTTGATTCCGATGCAGTAAATCCCATTTGCTCTAATACTTTAGGGAAGTTATTCAACGTATCATATCGTGAAACGGCGCCATCAACAGCGTTTGCCAGCGAATGAAATAAACCAACCGCCGCCGCAACACCAGCTACGGTTGTGAGCATACTACTTATAGAAGAACCAGCTGACCTTGCCCCTTGATCTACGTTGTCTAGATTTTTCGATATACCATTGAATTGTTGTGCAAACTGTTTTACACCTGTCGCTTTTAAGTAAGCTTCCACGGAATATTGTTCGGCAATGACAATCAACCTCCCTTCATATTAGCGATAAGGGCAGCTTGCGCCATCCTATTTTCTTGCGCTGTTAATTTCTTAGTTGGTTTTTCGATTTCTTTCACTCGTTTTTCGTAGTCGAAAAAGTCGTTGAATTTTTTAAATATAGGAATTTGTTTGTTTCCTTGTTCTTTTGTTGCTTTCACTTGATGATTCAGCCAAGCCTGTAAATGTGCTTCGTAATCACGATCAACTCTAGATAATCGATAAGCCTTCATGCGCAATTGGTATTCAAACAGTGTTAATAATTCAATTTCATATAAGCTGTTGAAACCTAAAAAACGAAAGCAATTAATAACAATGCTTTCGTAAGTTTGTTGGTAGTTTTCGCTTATTCCGTTGCGTTTTGTACTTTCGCTTCGTTCTCGAACTTCTTGATTGTGTCCTTCATAAGTGGTGACTTCCCCAGTTCGCCTTTCAAATCATTAAATAAGGTTTCTAGACCTTGATGTTCTTCTGCATAATCAACAATAGCCTGTTCAATTTGATCATCGGTTGGTTTGTTTTTTTCGTGTGCGGTTGCTGCAGAAATAATGTTCAATAATGCTGTTGGATTCATCATGTTCAAAGCCATGTAAGACATATTTACACCCATACCAAACTTAAGTCCTTGATAATCGACTGAATAACGCTTGTCCAGTTCATTAATACATTTCATGCCAAAACTTAACTGATGATCTTTTTCATTAATTTTAAATTCCATAGATAAATCTCCTCCCATAATAAAAAGAGAAGGCAATTAACCTCCTCTTATGCTTGTGTAGTTGTCGTTGTAGTGCTAGAAGTTGTCGTCGTTGTTGTAACCGATGTTGTATCCATAAATGCATATTGAACAGCTTGTTGTTGCTCTGATGTTAATGTAGCTTGTCCGAATTGTGGTTCCATCTCTACCGTAAAGTTACTCGAAATTGTTGCGTTTTCTTCTGCTGATGCTGGATCTTCCCAAGAATCAAGATAACCTTGTGCATAGATAGCGGGGAACTTATCATCTTCACCCTTTAAATCTGGATCAACAGTGACTTCCCACAACTCTAATTTTTCGCCATCAATAACCGATTGACGCAGCATTTGACCTACTGGATCGTCTTTGGCTTGAATCGCTTCAATACTAACTTCTGATTCAAGATCACCAACTTGAATAACGCCACCATCTTTTGTCACGATCCGTTCAAGTTCTCTTGAATAACTAAATGTATGTTCTGTTTGAAAAACTAATTTTGCAGCTTCTGAAGCTTGGTCAGATAATTTTCTGAACAACAATATCTTATGTTTACCTTGTAACATTTCGTTTGCCAATTCAATCACTCCTTAGTTAAATTGAAATTCTACTTCTATAATCCCATGAAGTAGTGTTTCTGCCGTACTTGTATCTAATAGCACCTGTTGATTAATATTTCGAATTGAAATACGATAATTCGCTGCGCTTTTTAACCGCCTTAAATGATATTGCAATGCATTCATCATATCTGTTAAATCTCGCCTGTTCTTGCGATTGTGAAAAATGTGTATTGTTTGAACCACAGTTCCATATATCACTGATTTTGTGGTTAAATCTTGGTTGATTTGCTCGCCCACAAACACAAACGGATAACCGGCGCTTGAAGCAGGTAAATAATCGTATGTTTCATAATCTTGATCTAATGATGTTTTGAAAACTTCATCAAAAATAGCTTGCTGTGGTGATTTTGGTAATTCCATTTTCATCACCCCATTATTCTTTTCATATCGTTTATGAATTTTTGTCTCTGTTTAAAAAAGTTAGGTCTAAAAAAGTCTTGCGCCACCATAAAGCGAGTACCGTATATTAGATAAGGACTATATTCAGTACCTGGTCCAGCTTTACCTGTGAAACCATTATCTAATATGTCTAAAGCAATTGATCGCTTTGTTGTTCCTGTTTGATAACCTTTTGTAAAACTAGCACTTCGTTGCATATTTCTTTGCATTTCTGATGTGTTCATTTTTACTATGTTTTTCACGTCGTTAAGATCAGCATTTCGCTTCAACTTTCCTTTTAGCTTTTTGATTCCCTTTACTTTAAGAGTGGCTCTAGCCATTATTACCACCACGCAAATAAAAAACACCCTTCCTGTAGTTGGACTGGCGTTGCATTTGATAGGGTGTATTGTTAATTTCAATTTGATCAAAACTATCTGTATAAGGATGTTGTAACCTTACGACAATTACATTAGTATCTATCTCCCCGAACAGTTCTTTAGAGCGTTCAATTCCAACGCTTGATATATCGCAAGGCTTGATAGTATTCACAGGGTTTGATTCAACATATCTCCCTTGATCTGGGTCGTAATAGCTTTCTCCTAACTTGATAAAGGTGATCCGATCATTAAATCGCATTAGAAAAACCTCACCTTTCCAGCACGATTACTTGTTCCATCATCAACTTTATATTTTTCTATAATATCTTCATATGGTGTAAATTCTTTTTCTAAGTCATAAAATGTAATGCTGTGTCCTTCTACTGATTCGGATTGCATACCTTCTGAACCAACACGATTAAAACGCCTTACAACTATTTCAGTAACAATAAAAGTTAAATCTGTGGGAACATCTTTTCCTAGCTTTATTTTTAAGTGAGATCTAACATTGTTAATCATTAAATTGATGAGGTTATCTTGGGTACTATCAGTAATGTTCAGTAGTGTTTTAACATCTTCCAATTCTGCCATCATTCATCATCAACTTTCTGGATCAAAGGATGCCCAGCGGCGTTATCAGATGAAGCTAATTCGTCTAATCTTTCTTGCTCAACTTTTTTATTAGCCGGTTTAGGGTAACGATCACCAACAAAATAGTCTTTCTTGGTTTCTTTGTCCTTAAATCCTGCAATTACCTCATATTTAGCCATATTGATTACCTCCTTTATCGCTAATACATACTCATACGAAGCCTTACCTTGATTAACATGAGCGAAGTCATCTTTAAATGGTGTGTGATTAACGTATTTACCTTTGAAGAACAGGTTTTGATTATCATCAACAACACCAGCATTATGAAAGATTTTCTTATTGTAATATTCTTCTCTTTTATCAGTTGGCCACGAAAAGTCCATTTCTTTCGGCGTTTCGACATCAATACCAAAATGATAAACATTCCACAATTGCGCCCACATTTCAGCAGTCCATTTTTGAATATCTGTATCAGACCTATCCAATAGCTTATATAGAGTAATAGAATCTTGATATACCTTTTTCCAATAATCATAATTTGGATTTTTAATTGCCCATTGCGCACCACCTGCAGGCTGATGTTTTCTAATTAATCTAGTATCTATACCTATTGCGTTGCACATATCCTCTAGCAAGTTATTTTCCTTGCTATCGATGTAATCAACGCTAATATAACTAGCGCATTTAGATGCGTACCATGTGTCTTCTGTTGGATTAACATCAGGTATTTCTCTAAAAAGCACATCACTATCTAAATAAAAATAAGTCTCTTTTTCCCTTGATGGATCCTCTTCTAAAAATCGCATCCACAAATACGGCTTTATAGATGGTATATAAGATTTATTCGCTCGGTTGTCATGGTATACATGCACTTCGCAATCCATATCTTCAAAATATTTAGGGATAGAATCATCCTCCTGTGCAAACAAGAGGATAATGTCTTCTACACCTAATTTATGAAGTCTTGCGACACATACTTCTAACTCCCACTTAAAACGTTTAATAGCCGGTTGGCAAAGTATATACTTCATAAGCTATTACGCTGTTGTAGTAGTTGTTGTGGTCGTTGCAGTTGGTTGTAATTTAGCAAATGAAGAATCCTTAATAATCATCAGACCAACATCCATAGTGGCACGTAAAGCAACCATTTCTTGTTCAAACAAATTAACAGGTGATCCATCTTCGTTAGTGATAGTTGATAGCTGCGCGTCTTCTGAAATTTGATAGTTGATATTGTACGGAATACCATATCGTAAGTGATCAAAGTTACCTGCGAATAGTGTGCCTTTTGGCATATTACCAGATTTAAGATTAACTGTTGTAATACCGTCGATTGTTCCGTTTGCTCGATCGTAAAGTGATTGAGCAACGCCATTTTCGATTTTCTGAGCGTTGCGTAATGCGGTGTGGTTCTGTGTTTTGGAAACCCATGCGTTTGGTTCTACGTCGTTGTCATACAACTTATCTTCTACCGCTAAGATATTATCAAACGTAATATCTCCCGTTACTATATTGCCTTCATCAGTGACAGATTTTTGGATAGATTGCGCAAATGGGTTATTTACTCCTAAAATACCCGCTTCATCGAATTTTTTATAAAAAGCTTCAGCAATTTTCGGCTGCATTTGCTCGAAAAAGTCAGCTAGTTTGTAATGTAAATATTCGCGAGAAACAGGCAAAATCACACCTAATTTCTTAGCAGTCATCGTTACTTGAAGCATAGTGGGCTTAGAAGTTTGGATTTTTTCTGTTTCATTTACCCAGTATGCTCCGGGACCTTGTGCAAAGTATTCAAATTTCTTTTCTTTGCTGTTCATTTCTTCATAAACACCAAGCTGCATAATTCTAGAGTTTTGCATTACATCTTGTAGAATAAGTTGTCTTTGTTTATCTCGAATGCAACCGTCTTTCGCTTCATAGCCCGTCACATTGTCTCGCTCGATTGTTTGTGCAAAGTGTTGAATGTTTAAACGTAATAAATTTTGTTTTGTCATGTGTTAACTCTCCCTTATTTTATAATTCTTGCGTTTTTAGCCATTTCGGCTTTCTTCTTGTTTAATCCATTACCTTGACTTCCGCCAACACTATCTTTTGGTGTCTCTTGACGTAATTGTTCTTTTACAGATGCATTAACCGCTTCATCAAACGCTGTTTTAAAAGCATTAATGTTTTCTAATGTTTTTTCTGCATCTTCTCCTAATAGAAAGTCAGCAAAACTTGAAGGCAGATCTTTACTTTGAAGATCGTCAATAGCTTCTGAACGTAATTGTTTTCTAGCGATTTCTTCCTCTTTTTTAGCGATGTCTTTTTCGCGTTGTGTAAGTTGTTCTTGCTCTCGCTCTTTCTCTGATAGTTTTGATAAACGTTGTTGCTCAGCTAGCGCATCTTTAATCGCTTGTTGTGTTTTAGCTTCTTGCTCTTGTTCCCACTTCTTTTTAGCACTAGCTAGTTTTCTATCAGATTCAGCTTCCACCTGTTTATCAAACTCAATTTGCTCTGGTGTCTTATCACTTCCTTTATCGTCACCAGCTTCTTGGTTGTCATCGACAGATTCTTCTCCTCCGTCACCACCAAAGAATTGTATATTAAGTTTTAACGGTTCAATTGTTTTTTTAATAAATTCCATTATTTTTCCTCCTATCCCACACACACGATTTAACTATCTATTTCACAGCATTAAAATAAGCCCCAAATACACCACATAGTCCATTTACGACTTTTCTAATGCTATTACTCTATTTAATTAATAACGTCCATGCACGACTTTATTTGCACAATAAATAAGCCTTTTAATGTCTTGCTTAGGACAAGCCAATATATGGCCATCAAGATAGATAGGATCACCATTCCTTTCAGGTCTATAAACCTCTTTCTTCTAACCCTTTTTCAAATGCTCGACGATCATGAGCAGCAGCAGTTGAACATCTGCAATTAGGATGAATTGGATACATGTTTTTTCCTACCTGTATTTCAGATAGATTAAATATCTTTCCATCAATTGCTGAGCAAACCTTGCAGGCCGTTGGTTCAGCAATAAACTCATAAGCATGAAAATCAGCTTGTTCCATACTATCCTTAAATACATCACCTTGAACCCTAGCTAACTCTGTTGTAAGTAATCTTTCCGAATTATATTTACCTGCATCCATACTTTTTCTTAAATCACGTGCTAGCACACGTGGATTAAGGCCTTGAACAATACCACGACTTAACAATCTATCTAATTCAGTTCGCAAAGCATCTTGATTATCCCAAAGCCTTTCTGACCATGTTGCACTCATAAACGAAGCATTTACAATTGATTCTATCGTTTTTGTGGGATAAGTTAGTGCTTGCCCCATTATGCTTGCTTGTCTTTCATATTCCTCCCTAGCACCTTGAGATAGATGTTCATACATTATTCTTTCTTCATCGCTTGTTAATGCAATTAATTCAAGCCTAATATGTGCTTTCAGCAATTCAAGACGATTAATTTGCATTGTAACGTTATATAAGCGCATTTCGTCATTCGCCCGTTTTGTGAAAGTACGATTAGCAACGTAACGCTTTGCTTTTCTTTTGTATTTCTCGACGTCAGCCTTAGTTACACGTTGTCTAGCTTCTTGCATACTAATGTTACTTATATCAGCATATCTACCGTAGAACGAATCAATCTGATCTTGTATTTCATCCAAAGCATTATCATAAAGATTGGATATTCTTTCGATTGTTTGATTGTCGTTTTGAATTGTTTTTTCAATGTGTTCTAGTTCTCTATCTCGCCAATATGAATTAACCATTTTCCATCACTTCTTCGCTATCTTGGTTCCATGTTGCATCGTTATACATCTGTTGTCTTTGGCGTTCAGTTGGATTTTCGTTTCTTAGTTTTTCAATCTCTTCTTGTGGATTTTCAACAATAGACAACGTACTTAATATTGTTTCTTGAGAAAGTTGTCCGCCTAGAGCATTAAAGTTGTCAATCTCTTCTTGAAGTGACTTAGGCAAGTTAGGTGTAAATGTAATCGTAATATCGTTTGCATCGAAACTACCTTCACGAGCAATTGTAGAAATATTATTAATAAGTCTATAACGATTACGCAAAGACTTTTTAAATAGCCTTTCTTTTGTTGCTCTCACTTGCTCTAACCCAAACAACTTATATTTCATGGATTCACCTGACTGCGTTCCGCTAAATTTTTCGTCGTTTAGGTTTGGTGTATTGGTAAATTTGTGAATATCATTCTCTACCCTTGTTTTATAAGCTTCTGTACCATTTACATCATATTGCTTATATAAATAACCGGCATCTGCTCTACCTTCTCGATCTCCGTATTCTGGTGGTTCTATATAAAGAATGTTAGCGTCCTTCATCTTTTTAACCGCGTTAATCGGATTGTCGTCTATACTTTCTAATCCAAGACGACCTGCAATATATAACATAGCATCATTAAAATCAGTCATGTAGTTTGCAATATCACTTTGAGCAGAATCATATAAATCTATTAAGTTAAGCACATTTTCAAAATCACCTTGACGATACTTGTTGTTTTGATATTCAATGATTGGTACTCCGTCAAATGCATGAGGTTTTCTTTCGATTTCTTTCAATTCATATAAATTGGCATCTTTCGTCTCGTATTTTATCTCTTGTTGCGTGGTATAGAGCGTTACGTTATATTTATTGTCTTTGAATTTGTTTCGAACATATCGAACAGCAGCAATTGGGTTCATCTCGATCGTGTCATCATAAATAACAAAAGCCGTTTCTACATCAACATTAGTAAACGTAGTCACATCATCATTTGATCTATAAAGCAATTCGTAGGCACGACCGAAAATAGATAAATCAAGAACTAAGTCACTATTGTGTTCATCAGCTTCATTATCTCGATTAATTTCTTTTAGATAATCACTTGTGTTACCTTCTTCTTCGTCGTTATACGTCATTTTAATTGGGATACCAACCAAATAACCTTGAATAAACTGACTGACGTATTTAGCATAATTGTGCGTTGCTCTGTGATCTGCTTTATCATCTTCTTTTCGTCGATTTGCTTGTAATATTGCTTCGTTATTGCCTAAATAATAATTCTTTAACGTTTTCAAACGCTTCACTTGTTTTTCTTGATGATGTTGTATCATTTCTTGCAAATCTTCTTTGTTGTTAATTAGTTCTTCTGCGCTCGTATAGCGATAATGAACGTTTGCATCTTCAGAAAAACGTTGCCTAGCTGTATTATATGAATAAGTTGCTGTTTCAAAATCATTTGCTTTAGCCATCTTATACCTCCTTTACGATAAACCTAGTGATTGCAAGGCTTTTATTTTTTGTGTCGTGTTTTCTTTTCTGTTCAGATGGTATCTTTCCATCGAATATCTCAAAGCATCGATAATATGGTTATTATCATCAATAGGTTCATTGAGCCATTTTCCTTCTTTATCTTGCTTAAATGTATAAGTGTTAAATTCCTCAATCGTGTGTTCACAAGAAGGATGAATGTATATTTTAAATCCTTGTAAAAAGCTGATTCCATGTTTAATACTGTCTTTACCTTTTATAGACTTATGAAGTCGCCTAGCGCCCTTAACATTAAGCTCTTTTATTAATCTAGGTTCAGCACTATCGCCAGTAATTGGCGCTTTTAACAGTTGTTTTCTTTCAAGCATGTTGTAAATATCTTGTGTCGTCATTGCTAGTTCATAATGCTCGTCGTATATCCAAATTTCTTTATTTTCAAGATCAACGATTGAACTAACTTCTGTCGTAGGGTCATTAGTAAAACCGTAGTCCATACCATGCGTAGTTTCTTGTATTTGCTTTATCTTCTCAATTGGTTCGAATTGTTTAACCATGAAGTTTTCAAAAACAAGCCCTTCCGCAACGCCCCAATCGCCATCACAAACAATTCTGGCACGTCTTGGATTCGTTCGGTATAAATCCTCATAACGTTTTCTATCAACATCATCAAGCCATTCATTAACTCTGTAGGTGGTAGTAGTAGAAAATACATTATTGCGTCTTGTTTCTTCATCGAAAAATTCACGTTTGAGCCAATGACGTTCTGACCAAGGATTGAATGTAATGGTGACTTGCTTAAAAAAATTAGGGTCATCATAAGAGCCACGAATAGATTCGATAACCGTATCAAACGCACCAGGATCTTCTAATTGGTAAGCTTCTTCCGCCCATACCCAACACAAAATACCGACATCAACAGAAATAGACGTTATTTTTAAAGCATCATCAAGTCCTCGAAACAATATCTTTTGTCCAGTTGGTATATAAGTTATTTCTGGCATGCTTTCATTGAATTTAAAAAGATGGCCAACCTTTAATTTATTGGCTGCCCATTTTAAATCTGTGTATGTCGATTGCTTATTTGTGTTTGAATATCTTCTAATCACTAATAAATTAGCCCATTCATATTTCATGATGCGGTAAATAAAATTTATGGCGGTATTTTTACTTTTCTTAGAGCCACGACTGCCCTTAATAACTCTGTAGAATTGTTTATTATGCCAAAATTTATTGTAACCGCCTCCTATTAACTGTTTTACAGACACTTCTTTAGTCGTCATCTTCTGGCACGTCCTCTTTGAACGTAGGTGTTTTAATTTCGACTTGTTGTTTTTCTGTCCATATACCATATCGCTTACCGAGCAACTCAGCCGCTCTTATTCTTCTCGTGGCATCAACTTCTATTTCATCAATTTCTTGTGCCCCTTCTCCGACACCTCGTAATGTTTGCTCAGTTTGTTCTCCACGCATAACAGAAGTTAAATATTGAAGAACTTCGTCTTGTTCGGCTATGGATTCTTTTTTCAATTCATCTAATCGCTTATCTATATAAGCTTTGACGTAAGGTTTTGTTAATGTCTCTTTGCCAATCACTCTAGCTGTTTTCGTACTATATCCTGCATTAACGGCAGCTTGTGCAATTTCGCCCAACCTAATATATTCATCAGCGAATCGTCTTTGTTTTTCAGTTAATTTAACCATCACATAAGCACTCCCTCCCAATGTTTAATATCTATCAATCTTTACAAATCCAATATTCCGGATTCCTTATCCCGAGATGCGAAACATTCCCTTCGTCATCGTAATAATTAACAAATCCGTATTTCCTCAACCGTTTGTATGCTCGCTTACGTTTTCTATCTTCCCATCCGATGACTAATTCCTCATTCTTCTCAAGTTGAGTTACAAATCCTCTTATATAACCTAGCGCCCATAATAAGGCTGCTATTGTTCCATCACCTTTTATAGTGCTTGGTTGTTTCTTAGAATGCTTGTTAAACCATAGATTCGCTTCTTTACGATCACCTATATAAAACCCTATATGCCATTGATAGAATTCTGTGTCTGTTCGATGTCTGCAGAAATATAAATTTACCTTTTTTCCATTAGGGAGTTGATCTCGTATTCTTAATTCGCTTCTACGATTTTTAAATACTGTTACCAATTCAGCACCTCCCTAAATTTATCACTCCATCATTACAGAGCAGGAACTTAATCCTAATCAATTTGCTCTGTAATCATAGAACGAAAAAAGACACCCTATTTGGATGCCTTTCGTTTAAATATTGATTTAACTTTGTTGATCATCAACATCGTTTTGTCTAATATCGGTATTAGAAACGGGTTTAATATTTCATTTACAACGATGTAATTTATAGCAAAAACGTTGTATGTCATGCTATTTTTAATCATTTTTTCGTATTCTTGGAATGTTATTGAATTTTGCTCATATTCTTTGTAATCATATCCATATTTAGTTTCATACGCTTTGAATATTTCTTGGTCGGTTGTCATGCGATTAACTCCTTTTAAATAGAACTATAGCCATAATTTTTAACCTCGCCGACCTCTCCTTCCATTTTACACTGTAGCTTTTTCAGAAGTCACCTTGTGTGCAATGTGTGCAAAGTGTGAAATGTGAGAAATACGGGAAGTAGATACCATTTTATCAATCACTGTATCTCTAATGTTGTGAACATGCCTTCTCGATAGTCCTAAATGATTACTAATAGCAGTCATACTCATCCCGTCCATCATACACTCTAATATAACTATCTCTCGCTCATTGTCAGCTACATGCGTTCTTTCTTGAATAAATGTGACTTTATCCTCTAGCTTAGCAATCCATTTGTACTTTTTATCTCGCCTTATTACTTCCATACTGACTGGATCACTTGGATCACCTTGTGCTTTTGGCATAGCCGATTCAGTTCCTGTTTGAGCCACTAACTTTGTCCCTGCATCTTGGAGCAACTTTCTTTGTCTGGCAATCTCATTTACCATCCAATGATAATCTTTTAATGCTTCTGATAATTGTTGTCTATTCATCCCAACCAGCCCCAATCTCAAAAAGTTGTTGTGCGTATCTGCTCTTTTTAACCGGCTTTGGTGGCATCTTCATCTTATCTTTTCGCTCTGGACTAAGTATCATCTTAAATGCAAATGGATTAAATGCTTTAACCTCTTCTTTGTTACTTCTTTTAGCCATAATACGTTGTTCCATTTCTTCAACCGTTAATCCCATGCCTGCGTATGCCGCATAATCATCAAATGTAATCTCCATATTATTACCCCCTAGTTAGTAATAAAAAAAGACACAAACAGCCTGTTAAGCTATCTGTGTCCTCCGTTTCTCGGTCAGACTAAAAATATTTTTTTATCTGTTCAAATGTAAAATCGTACTTTTCATCATCATCTAACCAATTTTCCCAAGCTGTTTTGTATGAGCAAGTGAAAATATACGCTCTGACCTTAACTAGTTCAGCTACAACTTTTGGTTGTTCGTATCTATCGTCGTATAATCGCTTTAATTCTTTTTCGTAAACCTCTACCTTTTCAGCTTGTTTGATAAGCCAACTTATATCAATACGGTTAATCCTTGCATCTTTTCTGTGCGCCCGCTTTATTCCTTCTAATCTTCCGTACATCCCATCACCTCTTATTCGTATAACTAACCCGATCTCCTTGTATCTCACCATTCGACCACGTAATCACGTTTTCGCCAAATCCACTGGCAGGCTTGTCTATCGTAATTAGTTCTCCTTGCTTTACAATAATCACTTTATCCTCGCTTATATCAACACTAGCCTTCATGTTCATTCCCCCTAGATTGTCGGTTGCTCCACACTAATAAAATTAACTTCTGAAACTTTAGATAAATTAAATACAGAAAGGCTATTTTCGACAGGTAATTGCAAAAAAGCCGAATTTCCTGTTTGGAAGGATTCTTTGACAAAATTTAAAATATCATTAATCTCACTCTCGCTCATTTCTCCTATATCATACGTTTTTTCGATTCCGTTATCGTATAATATTTTTAATTGATAGTTTTCCATCAAACAACCACCTTCCCATGCTTCTTCGTATAAATATTTTCCTGCTTAATCTGTTCTTTCTTAAATCCTTGCTCATATACTGTAAAAACAATCATGTATTCATGTTCACCATTTATCGCTTTGTGTTCGGTGGTTCTGTGTATCATGATTTATCACCACCCGATATCTTCCCAAAAGTAGTGCAAATCTTGTTTAAATTCCTTGTAATCTTTTGACTGATTGGCAATTATCACAATCATTAAAGGAGCAACGATTGGAAAAGATATAACCTTAAAAACAAAAGCAGGAACAGCAGTAACATACTTAATTGTTTTAAATGTAACTTCGCCTATTTTCACTTCACACCCTCCAATACCTTAATCAATGATTTCCACTTCATAATCAATCCATCTATAATGCGTTGTTACATCTGATTTAATAACGAATGAACCATTTTCAAATCCTATGACACCTTCTGATTCGATTTTGTGTAATTTGTCTTTAAATTTAACTGATTGACCAGAAAATAATTCGTATCCATTTTTATCTTTCATTCCGATGTTTTGCCCTATTGAATCTTGATCTACTTCATGAAAATCAACTGAATATAAGTCAGAACCATCATCATATAAGTTGTTGCATTCAGCTTCTTCTGAAATGTAAAATCTATCATCATTCGTGATAATTAAATCTCCATATACCCATTTGTCGTTATCTATCGTTTTTCCTCTGAATTCGATTATATTCATACCTCATACCACCCTTTCGCTTTGCTCCAAGCTAACACTTTCAGTTGAACATCATGCTGATAATCAAATAGCTTACGTTTGATGGCAAATTCTTTAGTTATGTGACCTTTTATATCAACAATATCTATCGTCCCGTCATGGCGCTCTATTTTAAAATCAGCGATGTATGTTATCTTTCTAGTAGTCTTCCCATTCTTTTTGAAGGAAGGCTGTAATTCAAATCTTGGCTGTAGGGAGAAGTCGACGATCTCCCCAGCCTTTTTTAATAGTTTTAATTCTTGGTAGTATCTAGCTTCTAGCTCACTATCAAACTTATGTCCATCTATCTCTACTTTGCGATTACCGTACTTGCTCTTTCTGCGTTGTTTAATCATCTAACAACCACCGACACGATAAACAAAATAGCTGATAATGCACCTAAAAAGGATATACCTGTAATCAAAAGCTGATAAATGTGCTCTTTTTTATCTCTTCTTTGAATTTCTTGTCTTAGATTGCTATTCTCGTATTCTAGCTTGTAATTCTTTTTTGCTGTGTTTTCAGTCATTGATATTCCCTCCTAATACGCATTCTCTTGTCGTTCGTGATTTATTTTGTTTTTAGAGAAGTAAGCATCCTCTATCTGTTCTTCTGTGAATCCTAGTAGCGCTCCTAATCCGTTGAAATATTCGACCATCTCAACCCAATCGTATTCATCGAACATTTCTAAACTAGATAAACGATATAAATTTTGAAAACCGACTACTATTCCACCAGTTATAGAAATATTTGTTCTTATATCAGTAATATCAATTTCCTTTTGAACTTCTAATTCATTACCAATACTCAAAATAAAATGGAGACAATCGACGAACTCTTCTAGTAATGGATATCTGATATCCCAATCTTTCCCTTGTATAGAATCGTACTTAGGATCATTTCTTTCACCTTCTTTATGGCAAATCTCAAACGATTCTTTATCAATTTCAAACAATTCACCATCACCAAAATCATCTCTAGTAAAGTAAGCTATGTTTCTTGGCTCTTGATCTTCACTCCAAAACTTAAACCCTCGCCACTCATTCGCTAGTTCACCTAACTCTACTTGTAAAGCCAGAATCTTTTTATCTAGCAAATCCTGCCCTTGTAAGCCTTTTTCCTCTACAATGTGCTTATCTAATTCAGCTTGTGCTTCAAATAATCGTTCCCAGTTCATCTTCCCATCTCCTCTACTCGTCCTGTGCAATGCCTAGTTTTCTTAATACTTCATCAAAATTCTCTTTTACTGTAATTTGCTCTTCTTTTTTATATTGTGTTGGTGATGCAAAACTTTTATTTTCTAATATTTCTTTAAATCGTATAATCGTACAATTTTGACCCTCATCTTCTAAGACACTTTCACCAACAGCAGTGATTTTTTTATCACTAAAATCCATCGCTATTCTTCTGTTGTCACTTACTGGCGTTAATACAACAAAATCTTTCATTTTCTCTAACCACCTATTTGTTTTGTAGTGCTTCTCGTGCTTTTTTTCCATATTCATCCTCGATAACTGTAAGAACGCCACTTGGGTCTGCCATCTCACGGTACATTCTCTTGTCAGCGTAAAACTCCAAAGCTTTCTCATACCGTTTGTTTTGTTCGAAGTAATACTGGCAGGCGCGGTTAAAAGTGCTGACCCTGCTCTTCATGTCATTTATCCGTTTTTCTAACTCCTGCTTTTCTTCCGCTTGCTCTTGGAGATAATCAAAATCTAATGCTTTAAGTTCTCCGTTTTCAAAATAGTTTTTCTTTATCTCTTCCAACCGTTCTTGATCTGTCATTCCATCACTCCTAAAAAAATTTGTTTGCTGGCGCTTCTACCTTAATGTTCTTCGCTCTTCTAACAGTTAACTTCTTTTGTAGTTCTTCATACGTTAATCCGTCAACATCATAAAAACCGTATTTTGCTAACTGGTCGATAATATGGCTACGTTGGTAATCTTGTAATGTGCTAGGATTCATCATCTAACCTTCTTTCTCGGTTTTTTAGTTGCGGCAGTTTCTAAATCCCAACCAAGTTTCACTCTTTTGTAAAAAGTTTGCGGTAGTATGTCGTTTTCTCTAGCTTTTCGAATGTATCTTTTATACTTATATGTCGGTGTATTTAAAGCTTTTTCTTTGCTCCAACCATTTCTAATTCTCGCCTTGACGTTATCTGTTCTAATGCCCTTCAAATTAGCTTCTTGTAATTCCTCTTTACTTAAAATCGCATCACATACACGGATGTATGCTGTTTCTCGGACGATTCGGGGTATAGATTTCCATTCCACGTATTCTTTAGTGGTATAAATCGTCAAGCAATCCAAACAATCATAATCACGCTCTATTAGCTTCTCATTGACATATCGTTTTTCAATCCTTTCAACATCGCTAGAATTACAGATTGGACATTTCATAGATTCACCCCACATCAACTAATATTCTTGTGTCTAAAACCAAACGGTCTAACTGGCTTATTTTCAATCACAGACATGTGTCTCAAGCAAAGAATGACTTCAAAACCATCGCATTTAAATATTTCAGATAACTGTTCAAAGCTGTAACCTTTGTTATACAAATTAACCATTTTGTCAGCGTACAACGGTCTTTCGTGGTTCAAATCGTCGTTCATTGGAGTGAACCTCAACAGCTTCAACCTCCTTCACAAATCCCATTCTCCTGCATAGTTCTGGATACTTTTCGAATACTGACCGCTTGTCTCCGTTCGGTATTGGAGGGAAGAAGTATAGTCCGTTCATTCCGATTCCTCAAATCCCGCCACTTCTAAAGCAATCTTGCATATGGCCAGTTGAACTGTTCTTTCTTCTTGTGAAAAATAACAAACATCTTCATATCTAGCGCACTCAACTTCGTACGTACCTCCATGCGTTGAAATTTGAACCTGGTATTTCATTTCTTGCAACTTATCTACAACCGTCCAAGCATCTTCTATTCGTTCAGAAGGTGAAAATTCTCTGTCATCACCAAGAAAGAAATACGTTCTATCATTTGGTTCATCAATTAAAAACGCGGTTGTCCCCACCTCACTTTTATGTTCTGTAAAACCTAATATCTCTGTAGCAACCAACCGATCTATTTCTCTTTGGTTCATGATTTAACCCCCAACAACTCCGGATTTTCGTAAACTGTTCCTATTTTCTTAGCTTCATCATCTTGTTGTAACACCCAACCCAATTCATATTCTTCTTGTTGATTGCTACCAATGACCTTTATAATCCAACAAGCATCTATTTCAGACCAATCTATAAATCCTGTGTATTGTGTATCGTTGTCAAACATATCGAATACCGTAAAATATAAAATGTCTTGATCGTATAGTTCATCTTTGTAATCTTCTTCTTGGTCTTTCCATGCTTTTAATCCTGTGTATTGCATGACAATTGGAATATCAGCTTCAAAATGTTTTTGAAAACGAAACCCTATCATATCGTCAAATATTTCTATTTTATTTTTTTCGTAAATCATTTTGTTTAATTCAGTGTCGAAAACACGAAACTTAATCTCTCTCATTCCGATTCCTCCAATAAATGACTGTCCTCGTATATGTTTCCGATTATTTCGATGTTGTCAAATTCCATGAATTGCTTAACAATAAATATCGGTTCACTTTCATCAAATACCGTGTAATCTACATGTTCATATTCTCCGAAAGCGTATTGGACAACTGTAAACGTTGGGTTGGCTGATTCACCTTTCAAAAACTCAAAAAAGTAACAGTAATCATCAAATTCAACTTTAACTATTTGTTCGTTTCCTTGATTATCAATAATTTTTAGAAGATCATCTTCATAAATCTCTGTTCCGTTCTTGTCTTTTAATCCTGTGTATTGCATTAATGGGCTTGCATTGGAAAAACTATTTTTAAATATTATTGATAAAGATTCATCTTTTTCTTTAAGTAACTCATCCCAACTCAGCATCACGCCGTTACTTTGACCATCATCTTCATTCCAGACGAACTGTCGAAACTTAATCTCTCTCATTCCGCTTCCTCCCTATTTCCCATCCTGATCTAATATTTTTTTGTGATCATAATGCAAGGCAAATTGTATAAAGTTAATTAGTTTTCTCATTCGATCACTCCTAAAAGTTTTAATTCGTATTTTCTTCGAACTGCGTAGTATTAAATACTTTCTTTCTCCCTTTTGACAATTTCATTAGCACTGATAAAAGACGAAACTGAACCTTTCGCAAAATCAGTCATATCCATAGATTTTCTTGAAGATATTTCTGCTTGAAATGATTTATCTATATAATCAAAAGCGTTGTCATAGCGTATGGTCTTGTTTCTTAGCCTTATATTTTCTTCTTCCAATCGCTCGTTTCTTTTTTCTAATTCTTTAATGCGGTCATTCTTCTTTTTTAACAACCCACTCGCAAATTGGTCTGCCATTTTCATATTCCTCCTTTTGTTTACTACGATTTTTCTGTCAACTCCGCATCAAAATTGTTTTCTGCGGTAGTCGTTTAATAGTTGATTCATGCGCTTTTTGTTATTCGGTTTAAAATAGTGTTGTAATTTTTCCGAATCATCATCGAAAGATAATACTTTCTTCTCCACAACGAGAAATTCAATCATTAAAGACAAACCGACCATTTTTTGCTGTTTAGCTTCTAAATACGCTTCTTGCAATTTCATTCCATATCATGAAAACGATTTGTTTTCTTATCGAAAAATAGTTTTACGGTACCAGTTGAACCCTGCCTGTTTTTAGCAAATATTAACTCGACAACGCGAGGTTCTTGTGTGTCTTCGTGATAGTATTCGTCCCTATAAAGCATGATTGCCACATCTGCCGTTTGTTCTATAGCTCCAGAGTCTCTCAAATCACCTAAATTAGGTCGTTTGTTATCTCTCGACTCAACACCCCTAGATAATTGAGAAAGAACAATGACAGGGATGTTAAGCTGTTTGGCGATATCTTTTAAGCCGTTAATAATGTTCTCCACTTCTTCCGTTTTGCTTCCTCTGCTTTTTACTGCTTTCATCAGGGTTAAATAATCAATTGCGATAAAATGCTGTTTTTCTGGATGGTTTTTCATGTTTTTCCTAGTCGCTGCCCTTATTTCGGAAACTGTTTTTTCTCCGCGAAGATCAAAGTTTATCCATTGCAACTCTCCCAAGGCCATAGAGTGTCTGCTCCAATCATCAGAATTAAATGTTTTGTTAGGATTTCGCATTTTATTTACGTTAATCCTTGCTAGATTAGCTATCATCCTGTCAATAACCATGCCGTCAGACATTTCTATGGAGAAAAACGTTCCAAATACATCATTTTGATTTGTGCAGCTTTTCAACATGCTATCAAGTACAAACGCGGTTTTACCCATGCTAGGTCGTCCTGCTACAACTATCAACTCACCTTTCTGCCATCCGTCTGTGTATGAATTAGTTATTTTAAAACCTGTATCTATACCGCTCAGACCATCAGCTTTGGATTCAAAATGCTCTGTTGCTCTTTTTTTCAACTTATCCATGAAACTATCATGATTACCAACAGTGTTAGTTTCCAAGGACGATACACTTTGTAAAAAAGTGTTTAGCAATTCGACGTCGTTCGTATTCGTGGTACCTTCAATAAATGTAGATGCTAACTTCCTTGCGTTTTCTATCAATCTGTTTTCTTTAATGATTTTTTCGTATCTATGAAAAGCTGTTACGCTTGGTGTACTATTCGCCACATCAGCTAAATAACTGACACCACCTATATTCTTGAGTTTGTCTTCTGGTAAGTTTGATAGATTTATAAAAGAAACATTCTCGTTATTTTCATATAGCCTTAACATCTCTTTGTATATATCTCTGTTTTTTTCAGATGAGAAGTCTTTTGGTTCAATCGTTATCTCATCAATAATTGTTTGATCTTGTAGTATCGCTCCTAAAAGCATTGCTTCGTTTTGAATTACTTCATCTTGTTTAGCCAAACGGCATATCCTCCTTATTCACAACCCTTTGGCTAGGGTTATACTCTTTCTTTTTAAAATCAATCACATTATTTTTGGATCTTTTAACTTTCATCGCTAATTGGTCATATCTTTTTCTCAACTTAGTAGGAGAGAGAACGTTAACCATTTCAAATTCGTCTGACTGAACAAATTCCATCACTTCTCTAACTTCATCTTTTGATTTTTTATCTAGTTCGACTATCTTCCTAAATTCATCCGACCATTTTTGAAAATTAGGCTTTTTATGATCTGGATTATTTTTTAATATCAAGCTGTAAAAGTAGTTAGACATTTTAAAATAAAGAGAAGATTCGTCGTAAACTTGTTTATGACTTTCTTTCTTCTTTACATTCTTATCATTCTTTACATTCTTGTTTGTGATCATCTGTTGTTCATCTGTTGTTCTTTTGTTGTTCATCTGTTGTTCACTTTCTTGATATTGAGACCAATTAATTATTGATATAACGCTATATTTGTTAGTTTTTTTGATGTTCAACATTTCTAACTTTTCTAGGTTGTTCAAGTACCTCCACCACGAAATCTCACTTTGCTTATTTCTAGGTTTAACACCCTTATTCATATCCTCCGCTAAAGAGTGCCTTCCTGTTACAAATTGACCAGGTTTGAGGTCTACGACTTGATTGCCTATCAATGTTTCTCGTTCTTTGTGCGTAGCTTTCATTAAGCAATACATCCATAATTTTAGATAGTTCGGATCTTCCCAAACCGGACTGTTCATTAGTTTTCGATACACCTTGATGTAACCTTGCACAGGTAAACCTCCTAACTGATCATTTTTTAATACAAACCGCAACCGTTCCCTTATCCTCAATCCTTAGCAACTTATATCCTGGTACGTTACGTTCAACATAAGAAGCAACGTACCGTTTAAATAATGCTTTGTTACCATTCGCTAACCATGCGTAACAATGTGGTATGTGTTCTTTAATCTCCAATCGGATCAACCTTTATCATTTATTGTTTTCAGTTCATCCTCTAACTTATTACGTTTCTGTCGTAAATCTATCAATCTATGATGTAATGATTCGTACATATGCTTATACTTGTTATGCATAGCGTTAGCATCCTTTTCTTGCTCTCTTAGCTTCGTTATAGTTAATTCTGCCTTCGCTTCTTTAACCGCTACCGTTCCAGTCTCATTTAGAATGCATTCAGCGAAGATGCGTTTACGATCTAAATAAGCTGTATCTCTAACGTTTAATGCTTCGCTAGATAAATCTCCTACAATAAACAACGCTTCGTTGTGCAAGCTAACTAGTTCGTAAAGATGCGATAGTTCATTGTTGTCTAGTTGTTTTATATCGCTAAATATCTTTGTTAGTTGTTCTGCTCGTTTTTCAATCTTGTCGTTCATAATATCCAATCAACTCTTTTCGCTTGTTCATGCGCCATTCTCGACATTCTGCGGTATAATCAGCAAAGTTATGACAAGTTCCTGTGTTTACAGATGGTCCACATAATAGAGAGACATTTGCAGGATCATCGCCCCTACCTCCTTGTGACGCTTGTACTAAATGAGCCATTTCAAAAGCGTATGCGCTTGTTCTTCCGCAACGTTCACATTTACCCTCGCTTCTGCGTATAACCTCGTCACGTACTTTATTTGTAATCTTAGATGTGTTACCTCTTTTAGGTTTGCGTCGTTTGTAATTCGGCTTAGGAACAGCTGGCATTGTTACGCTCCCTTCTTAGCTTCTAATCTCTTACAAACTTCGTCGTATTCTTTTATAGTAAGTTGCTTAACATCTGTTTTCTTATAATCTGCCATCAATACTTGCTTAATTCCTTTAACATCCACACCCGCCGATTTTCCTATAGCGTATAAACGATTAACTTGCGCATCTGATAATTCTTTTGTCTGGTTTTGCGATTGTCCTTGAGATTGATTGTTTTTCGTTTGTTGTTGGTTTTGATGTTCGTCTGTATCTGCATCTTTTGTATCATCAATCAAGTACATGCCATTCAAAGCGTATTTTCTAGCGTAAGAAGACGTAGCACCAGTTACCTGTGAACTGTCCATGCCCTTCTTATCTTCCGATTCGCGAGCATAAGCAGTAACTACATGTGTTTCATTTCCATCTGTTATTGTTGCGGTTGCTTTTATATAATGCCATTCGCCTGTTAGAATAGGTTCATCGGTTATCGTGAGCAATAACCCTTGTTCTGCATTTAAAGGCTTGACGGCTTCTAATATGTCTTCTGCTGATCGGTAAGAATATTTTCCGAAAGAATTGTATTGTCCTTTCGGTGCTTTCAATTCCTTCTGAACATGGATTAACTTCTGTACTAGATTCTTTTCAGTCATCAGTTAACCTCCTTCCATTTTTTGTTATGAACAATTAACCAAATATTTTGACTTGTTACACTGAATTTTTTAGCTAATTCTTTTTGCGTATATTTACCACTTTTGTATAAACTTCTTATTAATTCCACATCGCGGTATTTTAACTTTGAACAATTGTTATACTCTCCATGCGTTTTTATTAACTTGTTTTTATGAGCATGAATGATATTCTCTTGTTTAGTTGTCCATTCTAAGTTTTTGTAATGGTTGTTTCTTTTGTTTCCGTCAATATGATTCACCTGTAAACTAAAATCACTATTTTCATGAAAAGCTATAGCAACCAATCTATGGACTTTATACGTATTTCTTTTTCCGTTTTTAGAAAGGTAGACCGTTGGATAACCATCTCCGCTATCTCCTAGTTTCAAGATTCTCTCGTTCACTATTTTCTTGAATCCTCTAAAGTCCACTGTCCTTTTTAATGATTTAACTTCTCCATTACTGCTAACTTCATAAAGTCCCTCATATCCTTTAACGGGTTTCCAAATAACATTAGTCATTCACTTTCACCTCGAATGATTCTTCTTGTTCAGATACATAAACCCCATCTAAAATCTGACCTGTATCAGGATTAATTACTTTTCCATCTGATACTTGAAAGGCTTCCTTAATGCTTGATTTGTCTGGCTCTTCTTTTATTCTGATAAAGTCTGATAAGTTATTTTCTTTCAATGTTTTAACGAGTGTTTTATCATCGTAATTCCATTTAGCTTGTTTCTTTCTAAAACCAATGCGTCCATTTGGTAGTTTCATAGATTTAAACTTTGCATCTTTTTCTCTTTGCTCCATCGCAAATGAAGCTAAGTGACTTTGAAAGAAGTCGATGCTTTGTTGCAATCGTTCGTTTTCTGACTTATTCCAATCCTCAATTTTGCTTATCTCGATAGTTGCTAGTTCATTGTTCTGTTTTTGTTGATTCTGGAATTGAGCAATCTTACGTAACGCCCAATTTGCTTTCTGTTCATCATCAACCTTGAAGCCTTCCTGTTCTACCGCTTCTGTTTGATCAAGATACTCTTGTAATTCCATCTTCTAATTCCTCCCTAGCTTGTTTTAAAAGTTGTAAATCTAATTCATTACCCGTCATAGAAGCAACGTCATATATGTTCTGAAATGCGTTAGGATTATTACGTTGTAATTCATGTTTGTATAAGCAGACAAATTGATTCATGTTATCCCTCCTTGCATTTATTCAGCCGATCAATTATAATTAAGTTGACTTTTTAATTAATTGACCGACTGACCGCCTTCTTTGGCGGTTTTTTATTGCCTTCTTTCGATACCTAATTGCTCAGACAAATACCTTTCCATGTTCACTTCTAGTACAATGTCGCCATCTTCCGTTTCAAATACTTCATCATTAACGGTTACTAGATCACCGAACAAATCAAATTCCTCATGACCATCATCGACCGGATTTGGATAGCCTGTCCTAAGCGTTCGTGTGATTGATGGATGTTCTAACATGACCATTTTGTCAACCTCCTTCATAGTTTTATAGTTGCGGTAGCCAACCGCTTGCAAAATGTGAGTAATGCATAATTTGGCGATGAACGACTGTTTCCGCAGCCGCATCGATAGTTTGGCTAGAACCATCTGAAAGAGCGCAACCATTGGTAGGCGGGTATATTGGTTTATTTAGTTACGCTCTTTCAGATAGCACTAGGCTATCTTTTGTGCTATAATGTAGTTACATTTAAAAATCATCTCGCTAACTTGTTGCCGCAGGTTAGCTATTTTTTTGTTCTAATCGCAATATGTTATTTAAATCCGCTTCATCATCAAAAATCATTTCAATAGAATGTCCATTTCGATAAGTTATATCTCTCAAAAGACCATTGCTATTAAAGAACATGCTTATAACTGGATATTCTTTCCCTTCAATCACTACAGTTGGACTTTTCATTTTCTAACCTCACTTTCTTTAATGATCTCCAATGCTTTTAATGCTGATTTACATCTATCAATCGCTATATCAATGTTTCCATTTTCAAAATGATGTGCAGTAAGCAAGATTTCTGTTCTTGCATGATGTCTTTCAAATGCATCTTTCTTAACGTTTTGAACAGTCATTTGAAACCTCCTAACTAGTTGTTAAAATTGCTATATACATAAATACCAGTGATAAGATGAACAACGAACTATAGAAGATTGTTGCTTTGTATTTGCTCATTGGCGATACCTTCTAATATGTTCATCTACTAATATTTGTGGTGGTACTTGATAGTTTGCTAGAACTAACTTAGTCTTTTCTTCTCTTTGTAATTTCTTTTTGCTTAAAATGTGAAGTTCGGTATAACTGCGTACAATGTTTCTAGCTAAGTAACTTGCTCGTTCATATTGACCGTTCATAGATGCTTCAAATTCTTGCTCTCGTAGATATTCAATGCAATCTAACTCACGTTTTGCTCTAGGCTTGTCCGCTTCTAAAAAGTTGTCTAATTGATTCATAGTAAACCTCCTAATGTGTAAATGGCTCCCATAATTCCGCTTTGCATAAGGTTGCTCATTAAATCAGCAACAACGGTCACATCAACGTTTAAAGTTACTGCCATTAATAAATCTTGTGCATCTGTTTTCTGACACCATTTAATTAAATCGTCCGCTCTTGGATGTAACTTGCCAGTTTCCCATCTCGAAACAGTTGATTGTGGTACGCCCATTTCAAAAGCCATTTCTTCTTGATTAAACCCTTTTCTCTTCCTTGCTTTCTTAAAAAATTTATGTGTTGCAAAATCCACGTCCTGCCCTCCTTTATGCATTTTTTGCATATATGCTAATACTGCATAGTGTTTTAATATGGAAGGCTATATACTATAGTTATAGCCAACCCCCTAGTTGGTTTTTTTAAAGTAAAATTACATAGCCAAATACGGATTATCTAAGTCAATCTCTTTCCGATGCTCGTCCTCATTAATCCACTTAAATAACTGCTCTGTATCTACTCTCGGATGTCCTAACTTCCTCGTCAGCGGATAAAAATCTGCTCTATTAAATAACTCGTTGCACTTTTTATCTTTTATCCCCGCTACCTCCATGAATTGCTTTCTTGTTAGCAACGGAGGTAGCTTATTAATCCTCTCAATTTGATTAATCAGATCGGGAAGTAATTGTTTTTTCAACTCTGAAACAATCATGTTTACCTCTTCTTGGCTGTACGTTGTTGTTGGCATTAGATCACTCCTCGTCTATCTATGAATTTGTTCATAAAATAAATTTGACCTTTTCCAGTTACGTAAGGTGTATATCTGTTGCTTGTAGAGCCATCGTTATGAGTTATAACTCTTGTTCCGAATTCAAATAGTCCTTGTTCCATGGATTTTTGAGAAGGTTTATTGTAATAAGACTTCTTTTTTAATAAATAACCTTCTTCTCTCATCCATTTGAAAAGCCTGTTTTGACCTGTATTAACACCGTTTTGCATTAATAAGGTGGCTAAATCTTTTACTAAAATTGAGTTTTCGCTAATTTCAAGAGCTTCAGCAAATAATACTTTCGGTTTTTGAGATTCAATGGTTGTTACTAATTTTTTGTTTTCCGTTACTAAATATCTGTTTTGCTCTAAAGTAGAAGCTACAGCGCTTTTTGAATTTTCATCTAGTTGTGGTAGCCACGAATTAACAAAATCAATTGCTCTGTTTTCTTGAACATAACCACCTGTTTTTCTGATTGTTGGCAAAACATCACTTGTTATCCAACGTTTGAAAATTTTTGCTTTTTCTCTAATTTCTTTGTTGTTTCCTTGTTTGGCCGCCCCGATAATCAAACTATAAAGACCCGATTCGTTAATGAATTTTTTTCGTTGTTTTCTTCCTAATCGGTCTATGACCTCGTGGACGGCTAGGTCATCTTCTTCGACATGATTTTTTAAAGCGTCGTAAGGATTTCCGAAAGATAATGATTTAGCGCCTTCAGTAGCTCCAAACCATTCCACATCATTAACTACAATTACCGGTAGTTCGCCGAACATTTCGTGTTCAAAAGATTTAATTTGATTCATTTAAATTCCTCCTATTTAATGCGATAAAGTTTTGGTAGTAGTTCGCCTTTTCTTTCTTCATAAACAGTCAATTCATTTTTTAAAGCCCACTCTTCCATGACTGAACGTCCGTTTTCTTTTTCGTACATATTGCTTATACAACTCATAAACGCCGATCCTAAATTCATTAAATATATGTTTTCATAACAATGAGACATTAGTAATTCTTGGAAACTTTCTCTTGTGAATGTTTTTCCTAATTTTTGTTTAAGTCTTAAGGTAGAAAAGTAATCCCAAGTTCCATCATCTTCATACCGTTTAATTGGAGGAAAAACATTAAAAAATGCATCGACTGATTTGCCTTCCATGAAATCTGACATAACGGAAAAGTAATTAAATACTTCTTTCGGCTGCTCATCCACATCCAAACCTTGTTCAATTAATCTTCCGAGTTTAATCATCATGTTGTAAGGATTCATGAAATACACTCCTTTTGCTTTAAATCGCGTTTCGCGATCATATCATTAAAAAAAAGATCATCTAAGCTAATATTGTATAAATCTCTTAACACAATTAAATGTTCAATCCTAGGATTTCTTTTTCCGGTTTCGAATTCAGAATAAGTACCTGGAGAAACACCTATTTTTTTCGCTACAAACTTAGATTTTAAACCGTTTGATTCCCTTAAATATCTAAGTTTTTCATTGATGTTATTAAGTTCTTTCATACTTGTTATCACCTCTTTCGAATCGCGTTTTGTGATTTGTTAATCTAAATATATCATCGCAATTCGCGATTGTCAACAGTAATATGTACGTTTTTGCGAATAAATATTTAAAAAATCGTGAATTGCGATATAATTCATTGGTAGAAAGGTTGGTGTATATGGAGAATAATGCACTTGCTAATAGGTTGAAATTATTAAGAGATAAAAAGGGATTACTGCAAAAACAAGTAGCAGATAAACTCGGTATTAAATCAAATACATTATCTGGTTATGAGAATGGAAGTAGAAGTCCTGACCACAAACTACTAAACAGCATTGCTGATTTCTATAATGTAACAACAGACTATTTATTGGGAAGAAGTGATGATCCAGAATTAACCGAAAAAGAAGAAGACGAGAAGTTATATAAGGAGTTAGATGAAATACTTGATAATCTTCCAGAGGATGAAAGAAATAGATTGTGGTCGAAGATAAAGGCGTATGCCGAAGGTTTGGCAGACGCCAATAAAGAAAACTAACATGAACATATTTTTTTGCTTAATTTGATTTGATCGATGAGTTTACGTGCTTTTTGGTCTTTTTTTCTGTTCTTTACCAACTTATGTAGTTCTTCCTTTTTTTCTTCCAATCTGCACTACCCCTTTTCCAAATGGTGTAAATTTTGTTCGCAAAAATAGAAACGTCTGTTCGTATATTTAATACTATTTTACCATGGAAAAAGGTGCTATGGAATACACTAAAAAAATTAATTGCAACATTTCGACAATATTAGACAGCGATTAACATTTTTTTATCTTGCCTTGATAGCTTAAATAAAGTTTTTTTATGTTTATACGCTTTTTACAGCAAAATAAAGCTTCAAATTTAACGTACTTGTTCCTTTCTTCACAAGATATAATGCGAACAAATTTGCAATAAGATCTCATGTGTTTAAAGTGGTATTCTGCGATGCGGTAAAGTCGGTTTGTATCCATGTTTTTATTGTAAAAAGCGATTGATATAGATTCTAGCAGTAATATATTCTAATTAACTGGGGGAATTTAGTAATGGAACAAAAGAAATTCTATCAACAGTCATGGTTTGCTTGGGTTATGCTCTTCGTATTCACGCCCGTTGGGATATTTTTAATGTTTAAGTACAAACATCACGGAATAGCATTAAGAACGATTTCTAGTGTTGTTTTTGGTATTATTTTTATATCTGTTGCAGCTACTGGTACTGGCGACAGCGAAACAACCGAAACAGAAGATAATAACAATAATGTAGAAGAAGTTAAATCAGAAGAAAAAGATAACATTGATAAGAAAGAAAATGTGGAAAAGAAAGATGTAGAAGAAGCAAAAGAAGAAACGAATAAAGGAGATAAAAACAAAGAACTATATGTAAATGAGGTAGAGACATGGGAACAAGAAGTACTTCAATCATATGATGATAAGTGGAAAAAATATTGGCAAGACGCTTTTACTGGATATTCTGATGGGGAAAAGACAAAAGCTGATGTGGTCTTTAATTTAGAAACCTTAAAAAATGACCATTATGAACCATTACTTCAAACAATCGATAAATTTAACATTCCGAAAGGTTTTAATAAAGAACAACAAGAAAAAATTAAATCATTTAAAGACAATGCATTAGTTGCGGTTAACAAACGGTTAGAAGCAATAGATGAAATGTTATATATGATCGATAATCAAGATCAGCTAAGCCCTGATAAAATAACAAGCATAGTAGAAGAAGGAGATCGCGCTATGTTAACAGGATTGGCTAGTTTGGTCGAATTAAAAAATAATTTGGGTATTGAACAATAAGCGCACACAGCTGCGCTTTTTTTATAAGGAGGTTTTATTATGAAGAACGATAAAAACAACGTGAAATTAGGCTATGTGGAATACAGAGATTTAACAATTCAAACAGGTCTACAATTCTTACCAGTTTTCGGCCCCGCTATCTCCACTGCATATTATGGTTATAAGCAAGAAAAAAGATTCAAAAGGATAGAAAGTTTTTATAGTGATTTAGCGAGCAAGCTAGAAAAACTAGAAAGTGATATTGAATTCAAAGATATCGATAAAGAAAATGAAGATGACATTATATCTATGGTAGAACAGTTGAATGATGAAATAGAGAAACAATCACAACAAAACAAGAAAGAGTTCTATGAAAATTACTTTATAAATTATATGAAAAAAAATAACGATGATTATCGTTATAATTACCAACTGTTTTTTGAGATGTTAAAAAATATAAGTGAAACTACTTTGTGGACATTGAAAGATTTTTATAAAGACGTTCCCAAAAGTGCGATTGTACTTAGCAATGATAGTTCGAGAGCGAGAATATACACACTAATAAACTATGGGTTACTAGAATTGGAAGATGAAACAACTGTTAGGAACGAACCAATATTTTATCCAAAAACACAAAATGACAGAATAAACATTACTAAATTAGGTCGCGATTTTCACCACTTTTGTCTTTATTGTGATTAGCACGAAACTTATCAATAAACACAAGAAAGCTTATTGCAATAATTAAAACAAACAAATGCACGTACCAATAATTGATCAAAAATTCAACTGAAGGCAAATTCAAATAATCGTTAAAAAGCGATTTCATATATTTCACCCTTTGTTTATGTTATATAGCCATAACCAATTGTTATAAAAAAATTATAACACATAACTTTAATTATTAACAGGGAGGTTTAACATATGGACTGCCAACAAATAACGCTTAAATCGGGAGAAAAACGTTGGGAATGCGTTGCAGATGCTCCGCCAGATCCTGTTACAGGTGAACGAAAACAAATACGACGTAGAGCGAAGAAGCAAAAAGATGCCAAAGCAAAAGTTGAACTAGAATTAAAAAAACGACAACAAGGATTAATAGACGATAAAATTGCTAAAAAAATAACATTTAAACAAGCCGCGGAACATTGGTTGTCTGTATATAAGCTTTCTGGTGTTAAAAAGTCTACAATAGACGTGAAAGTGGATTGTTTAAAAGCCTTGAATAATAACATTGGCGCAATGCCGATGCGGAATATATCACACGTTAAGTACCAACGTATGATTAATAAACTATTTAAAGAAGATAAATACGAGCGTAATACGATACTAAAGTTTCATGCGTGTGCTAGACAAGTGTTTAAACAAGCCATTAAAGATCGTTTAATAGAACAAAATCCGGCAATTGATGTTGTTATCCCTAAAAAAGTTAAAACAGTAGAAGAGTTAGAAAATGACAGTATTACGGAAAAGTTTTTGGAGCAAGAGGAATTAGAGGAATTTTTATATACAGCCAAACAATATAATAAAACAAATGATTATGAATTATTTTATTTACTTTCCTTTTCTGGTATGCGACCAGGAGAGGTATTAGCTTTAAAGTGGTCAGATGTTAATTTTGAAACGAATGAAATACGCGTAACGAAAACATTATATAATAAGATTATGAAATCTGATACGTATGAACTAAACACAACAAAAACAAATAAAGCAAGAACATTTAGTATTGATGAAGGTTTAATATCTATTTTAAAGAAGATGAAAACCAATCAATCTAAAGATAAGCTTCGTTTTAAAAAAGATTTAAACGGGCAATACCATGATGGTAATTTTGTTTTTCGGAATCAGTTAGGTTATCCGTTTAATTACCAACAATTATATAGAGCAACAAAGCGCATATTAAGTCATACAAGCATTGAGAAACCAATTACACCTCATTGCTTTAGACACACGCATATAAGCCTTCTAACGGAATCTGGTGTTGATTTACCTACCATTATGGACAGAGTTGGACATGAAGATGAAAAAACAACAAGAAACATTTATACGCACGTTACAAAACGTATGAAAGAATCGGCTTCTGAAAAAATGAAATTGCTCTATCAAAACGTAGAAAAAAACATTCAATCGAAAAAAATGTGA